ATTCTTCTAGAAGCTTTCTCCATTCTTTTAATTCTTCTGGAAACTTATCCTCCCAAAAGTCCATCACTCTTCCAACTACTTCGTCCCATGTTTCACGTCTTTGTTTATCTGATAACCATCTACTATATCTAGATAGTTGTATAAACCTACTATACTCTGGATTTGAAACTGCTCCAAACTCAAGATCACTCATTGACTATCCTCTCTTTTAACTTCTTTATTATTATTTCTCTTTGTAAAGAAGAATAGGACATCCACTGTCCTATCTCTTCTCTAGTTCTTTTACAACCTATACAGATATCCTCTTTGTTTAGTTTACATACCCTTACACAAGGACTTTCCATAGACACTCATACTAGATGAATCTCGAAAGGTATCTTCAGTCCATTAACTTGATTGATTAACTCTTCAGGTAGATTCTCTTGGCTTTCCCAAATCATAATCACTCCATCTACAAACTTAGGGACTTTGTTATGTGGTAGTCGTTTTAGATTAAGCATCTCAAACATTGCCCATTGCTCTGCATAGTAGGTTACCTTGTTAGGTACTGCTGTGAATACATCAGTAATATGAAAGCGTGAATCATCTAGAGAACGAAACACATCCTTACGATCGTTCACTTGATTACTACCGATTACAAAAATCTTCATCTTAACTTCTCCAATTCTTAGTGGATTGCATTATCTTCTGGAGTTACAATACTCACATTAACTAGCATCTCAATTTCATAATACACATCATCGTTTCCTAAAACGGTGAGTGTGAGTGGGGTTAACTTCTCATCATTCTTATAAGAATACACAGCGTTGTTTATAAGTAATGAAATCTTTGAGTTTAAGAACTCCTCTGATGTTAGATATTCTTTAGCCATTACATCTCCTTAATATGAGAACTGGTTGTTGTCTTTATCTTTAAAGACTGGTGGAGGTATCATCAAATGATAATGCATGATAGGATCAGCATTACAGTGCGTTGGTTTATCAACCGTCAACCAGGGTATTATACCAAAAAATACTACCACTGTCAATACAAATATCTTATCTCCTAGATTCATAATCAATTACCCATTAAATGTTGTACAAGCAATATAAAAATTGTAATACACAGTCCAATTACAATTCCAATAGCCACACATACTGCTTGTTCAAATAACATTTCTGTATTGTACCCACCCTCTAAAGTTACCACTCCAAAGATCTCTGTACTTATCTTTATGTGTGAATCCGTCTTGATCTCTATCCAGGAGTGGGGTAGCTTGATGCTCAAATGGAGACATATGCCCTGCTTCTCTTAACGTTTTAGCTAGTTGTAAATCTCCAGCTATAACAGGGTTAGTCCCATCATGGTTAGAATAAGAAACACGAGCACACCTAGCAGCACTAATATTGCATAACACTTCTCTGGTAAATTGCTCTCTTTCATTTTGTAATACGTATGGCAGATGCCATTCTCCTCTCTTTAATAATTTATATTTAGCATTAGACAAAACCTCTTTCATCTTAGATGCTAGAGCATGTATTGTAGGATCAGCATCAGGATGATCTCTTAGTTTAAAGAAGTTTTTCCATTCAGTTGAAGTTACAATTACATCAATATGTGTAAATGGTTCTAGATATCTATTGATGAACTGCTTGTGTGGATAAAACAAATCATTAATATTTTCTAAATCTTCTATTGTATCAGAGGCTAGATACTGTATATATTTCTTTACTAGATCAAACTCTTTATCAAGAAGCTTTTTTCCTCCCTGCATTCCTGGAATATTCTCAAATATCTCTTCTGGAAATGCTAAGTCATTTTTAATCTCATCAACCCAACGATAGAATGGTTTAGCTCTTGATGAGGATGCATTCCTTGAGAACATTCTATGAGTCATGAACTCAGAATGAATGAATCTAGGATACCTCAACTGTAGTGTAGCAAGCTCCTCTCCATCTGTATTTCTACTAAATTCAATTAACTTTACTTCTATTGTCATTGCTTCACTACTCTATAAGAGATATTGATATGATGTATACCACTTGTTGGTACAATCTTAACTAGGTTTTCTTCATTAAAGAAGAGGATTGCATCAAGAACCCCATCATCAGGAGAACCAATAGATGTTGCTTCAAGATATTCTACTTCGTTATTATTATAGAAGATCTCGTAGACAGTTACATGAGATACCTTACCCTTACCACCTTCAATTGACGTTATGATTGCCATTGTTGTTATCCTTTTTTGTTGTTGTTATAGGACGTAGTTGATAGAGAGCACAGTCAGTACTGGTACAAGCTTCTACTTGTTGTCTCCAAGTACCTTTATCTAGAGGATCGTAGATACAGTCTTTACATTTCTGAGCTATTGCCAATTTAAAACTAGCCATCGTAACTATACTCTGGATATCTTTTCATCATCAAGTCTACTGCTTTATTATACTGATCACAGTAGACTACATTACACATCTCAAGACACTCTAAGAATCTGGAATCTTCTAATAGTTTTTCATAATCCCTAGTAGTAAGTTTAGTATAACTGATGCCGTCTTCGTATGTTTTAACACTCATGACTTTATCGTTCATCTCCAGAGCCTTGGATTTTACCACGTTCTAGTCTTGAATTCAACTTCCATTGGTTCTCTAAAATAACTTCTGATGCATCAACATTCACAGCTTCACATAACCTAGCCCAATAATAAATCACATCTCCAAGTTCCTTAATAAATAACTCGGTATCAAACGTACCGTCTCTGAATAACTTCTTTACTTTCTCTGCTACTTCTCCAGCTTCACCATTTAAACCAAGAGCAAGGTATAGAAGCTCATCTAATCCTCCTTTACCTGCTCCAGGGTAGATAGCTGTGTTGATTGTCCACTGTTGATACTCATCAATTGTCATTAGAAATTACCTCTACGTAATTTTTCCATTGAGTATGTATTAATATCATACATGTTAAGACCAGACCTTTCTAGAACTACAAGACCAGACCACCAGTTACTTGATCCATAAGACCCAACTGCATACTCTGGAATATCCTCTCCAAACCACCCACAATTTAATGCAAAAATACGCCTACCTTTATCAACCCACAGTCTGGTATTGGATGCATACTCCAGGTTGTGAGTATGCCCAAAAACTACACTATCATCGTGCATAGCCAGGGCTGTTTGCACTACCCTTACACCAGAGATTGGACGGTTGATTGAATTCATCGGTATATGGGTGAATTGAATGTCTGTCATCCCATAATATTCTCTGAATTTAATTATATTCCATGGATCATAATCATACAAACCAATCTGTTCATAGATGTACAAAGTATCCTTCATCTCTGGATGAACATCAAGGTATCTCTTCCACCTGTACTCGTGATTACCTTCTAAATAAACTTTAGTTGGATGGTATTGCTTACCTTTTTTCTTTTTCTGAGAGAGATTGTATTCTCTCATTGGTCCTTCTGTTCTTAGAATAGCATCGTATCCTGCATGAAGTTCAGCAGATAGTCTACGTCCTTCTAACTTTCCTGGTTTACCTCTATCATAGTCTGAGAGAGAGTCTAAGGTTAGGAAGTCTCCCATCATGATGATGGTTTCAGGCTTGTGCTTAACTATAAACTCTCCTAGTATATCAAACCGTTCTAAACTTTGATTAGGTTCAGTATGTGGATCACCCACTACAAGTATACTCATCACTCTTCCTTCAACGCTTGAATGAGTTCCATATAGTTTTCATTCTTTCTCCTACGTTCGATATAGTCGTTAACAATGTCTGAAATCTCATCGATTGTAAATACTCTAATATCCCCGCAATTCTCGCATACAATCCTTCCAACATGGTCTTCATGAATTTCTCCTTCATTTACAAGTTCACTACAAACTGTACAAATTAATGTTTCCATCTTACTCTTCTCCTACTTATTCTTTTAATATCTTTCTACACTCTATAATTTTATATTCAATACCCTCCAAGATTTCATTAATGTCCTCACCAAGATCTATAAATGGAAGTGCTTTAATTAACTCTTCTAACTTCCAGTCTAAAAGTTTTAACTTAGTGTCAAGTTTATTCAACTCGGTTAGCAAAGAGCTTAATGAAGTAGGTAGCATCTACAATCACCACTGGTTGTTTATAATTTCTTTTGAATACTACGATTGGTTCAAGTCCATTTGCATTTGATTTAGCTTGATCTAACCAATCGTATACCATCTTAGCTGTTTCTTGATTCTTACATTCTATACTACAGGGGAAGGATTGTTTAGCCGAATAAGAGAGAATTATATCTTCGCCTGGACTTCCCATGCTCCGAGAAATTACGTCGTCCTCCTTTAGATCCAATATCTCTATCAGCTTCTTTCTCATCCACTGCTGGAGTGTCCTTCCTTTTTGTTTTTTCTGTTGTGTAGTTGACATATTCCCAATCTTCAAAGTTATATTCAGTCATAGATCACACCCTCACCATCACACCGAGTACAAGGAAGATCTTCATAGTATCCTGTACCCTCACACTCATAACAAATCCTTGGTGGATTATCTTTCTTCACTGGTAGTGGTCCTCCTTTAAACTTCCATCTATCGTCTGTTACTAAAGCTACATTTCTATCTTTATATGTGTTACTCATTTCCATACTTCACTAATGCTTGCATCACATGACCGAATGAACTGGTAGCTACACCACCCATTGGTTTCCAATCTTCAGCTAACCAACGATTAACTTCCTTCTCTAGATTTTCAGGGTGTCTTACGACTACTAGTTTATATTGCATAGTATTCTTCTCCAAACTTAAATACTTGATTCTTTGATTGAAGCATCCAAAGTAAAGTACCTATCTCATTGATCACTTCATAGTTATAATCATATACTTCATTCACAAAATCTATCATCTCATTCTCACCAATCATCTCATTAAATGGATCCAGGTATTTCTTTTTATTTACCATAGTACCTGTACACTTATACAGTCCAGGAATATTATCTACTGGATCTCCAGTAATGATTTGTTTATAGAAGTTTCTACATCCTTCTAGTGGTGTGATATCATACTGTTCTTTAGTTACTGGATTATAGTGACATCCAGGAACCATGTTTAAATCCTTATCTTGTGTTACAATAATTGTATTCTCTATGTCATTCCATAATCCTATACTCATTGCATCATCTGCTTCAATGTCTTCGATTATATCATATTTGTACTTAGATTGCAAGTGCTTCTTGATATCATCGTAGTACTTGGGCTTATCCTCTTCCTTCCTGTGTCCCTTGTATGGTAGGATAGTAGCTGCTTCTACCCTAAAGTTTGAAGCAGAAGAGAAGTATAACACATATTCACTTGGATGTAAAGTATCTAAGATAGTATTGACGAAAGCTCTAGCATTGTAGAGCGCAATACCGTATGGTTCTAGTTCTAACTCTGGTACTAAGATAAAATCTTCTTGACCCCAGTATGTAGCCCACTCGATCGCTTTATTTTTATATCGAAAACTGGCCAAAAAACCATCCTTCTCCTCTCCCTTGATATAGACCCTCCACATAGTATGCTGACTTGCAAAACCTGGCCGATAAACGCACAAATCTCCATCAATCAGAGCTTTCATTGGTATACTTCTCGATGATACATTGGATGCAGTATGCTGCTTTCTTGAAATCTTCTAGTCCACTCTTAAATGGAGCACGTAGAAGATACTTGATAGCATTACTGTAGTCATAGACTGTGTGTTGTGGTAAACTATAATAACCTTGGCCAACTCTATCATTAATTACATCCCTAACTTCAGCACAAGGTTTATTAAATTGATAATGACTTGGATGTGTTACGTTGTTATTGTTCATTGCGGTAACCTCTCTTCAACTTCACCGAGGAACCATCCTTCAGGATCTTCTACTTCATATAGTCTACCTGTTTCTCTATTGTAGAATAAACTAGTAGCTAACCCTGTATACCCTGAGTATCTGTTCTTTAATACAGTGACCTTAGTTAAGTTCTGTTCCCTCTCATCTTTAGCTTGTTGATTTCTTTCTAAACCAATAACAGCATCAGATAACTGAGCGATAGAATGAGATCCACGAAGTTGAGATAGAGTAACAGTAGCGCCCATCTCATGTCCTTTATCTCCTGATGGTCTACGTAGATGTGATACAAGAATCAGACCAGCTCCAGTCTCTTCAACAAGAGTACGAAGCTTAGTCATGATGGAGTCTATAGTCTTTCTTTCATCTCCACCTTCGTCCATTGATGATACAACGATTGAGAGATGGTCGAGAATGATCCACTTACAGTCCATACCCCTAATAAGATATCGTACTTGATTGATGAGGTTGTCTTCATTTGTTGATCCAAAATGATCATACGATATGAATCTTCCTGTACCAATAGTTTCATCCCACCAAGATCTGATCTTATCTCTAGGGACTTCTTTCCTCTCTTCCCTAATATGTAAGGGAAGATTTGCTTGAATCGAGAGTATACCCCACTGAGTTCTCCCAATAGATTCTTCAAGAGCTAAGACTCCTATATTATCTTTTGTCTTTTTAAATAACCAATGCTCTATTTCTCTAACGATTGCTGACTTTCCCATCCCAGATCCTGATGTGATAGTAACAATCTCTCTCGGCCTGATTCCATACAGCTTACGGTTAAGCCCTTCCCATGGATAAGGGATAGATTCAATGCTGTCATCCCGAAATAATTCATCGTATGCTTGAGAAAGCCTGATAATACCATCGGGTCTATGTTCTTTCGCGTTGAAGATTGATCGTAGGAACTCATGAGTCTTGTTTTCCTTTAAGCATTCATTGGGATCTTTACAAGGGAGGGAAGCTATCTTAGCTTTACCAGGGGATAGGAGATCAGCTACCTGTCTAGCTGCTTTGTTGCCAGGTTCATCATTATCAAATGCTAATACAACAGATTCAAATGATTCAACAAACTCTAGGTTGTTTTGTATTGATCTTTTATTAGCACCATTGATAAGAGAAACTACATTATAGTTTTTATTAGAGCGTTTAAGTAAATCATATGTGGCTAGTGCATCACACTCTCCTTCTACAATGATAAGAAAGTTCTTGCCATTAACTAAGTGTTGGCCAAAGAGTTCACACCCTCTAATGTTTCCTACTACATGGAACTCTTTATTTGCAACCTTTCTTTCTTTGTACCCAGATACCTTACCATCAATGTAGTATGGATAATAGTGAGTAGTAGGTTCACCAGTAGTCTCATCAATAAGAACCTTTACTCCAAACTTCTCAGTCGCTTCTTTTGATATACCTCTGTCAGATAATCCTTTTGTTGGTAGCTTATTAATAAATTCTAAATCAATATATTTATGTTGTTCTTGTATTTCCATTTCTTCATAATCATTTTCTAATGGGTTTTTAAAGTACTTATCTTCTTTAAAACAATAGCCAGTGATAGTACCATCTTTATTTTCAAATAAAGCTAAGTTATCACCAGCTTCATCATGACCTTTATCTCTACATGAAGGACATGGTATATGTGTCTTATCTAATTGCCTCATTATTTACTCTATTAAAGAGGCCATCCTTGGCCTGGCAGGTGTTAGAATGGGATGTCATCATCCTGAAGTTCATCCGATAGGATGAGAGCTTCAAGCTTACTGCCCTTATAGTTAAGGGCACTCTTCAGTTTTTCTTGCATCCATGGTTGGAGGGATTTGAATACACCGAAGTTTGGAAAGTCATAATCAAATCCTGAACTACCAAACTTAGGTTCAGGTACCTCTACCCCTTCAGGAGCGGAAACAATGTTGAGTACCTTTGGATTACCTGTATTGGTATGTCCAATCTGTACCATTACAGGTAGTGATAGTGCATCAAATAGATCAATATCGTTGTTGTTCCAATCATTCTGATCATACCCAAGGATGTCAGAGAAGATGGAGTACATGCTACTCTTCTCATTACTAGAGAATGTGATCTCCTTATAGAACCAACGAGGAATTTTATTATGATCCTTATCCTCGTAGGTTAGCTTGGGTACTTCAACAGAGATCATCAGCTTACGCTGAGGATCCTTCTCAGCACCAGTCTGCCAATCAGTTTGTTTCTGTACACCAAGGTCAATGATCTGAACTACACGACCAAAATATGATCCGGCCTTTACTTCAGGAGCTTGGAACTTCTTATTACTTTTTGCTTGAGTTTTTAGTTTCATTTATGTTTTCCTTTTATATTAAAGTCTGAATTATACCACACTTGAAGTGGTATGTCAATGGGTTTCTGCCCAGTTCTTTCCGATCTTATACTCACCATCTAGTGGTACTGCTAACTCAAAGAACTCACCAGCATTACGAATAGCTCTCACAATCAATGCTCCTACTTTATGTGCATCATCTGGATGACAATCCAACTGGAACTCATCATGAAAGTCACCAACTATAATCGCATCTAGGTTATATCTTTTAATCCAAGAAACTAGAATGATCTTAGCTACCTTCATAATGATTGCTCCAGTACTTTGAAACAAATAATTAATCAAGTCACTTTCTTTTCTTACATATATCTTCCTCCCATCAATAGCAACAATATAACCATGATTTCTGTAGTACCATTCAAGTCTTGCTTTTAATTTACCTAATCCAATATTAATTTCCCAGAATAAATCCCAGATCTTTTTAGCTTTTGATACTGGTATACCAAGAGTCTCAGCAAGCTTAGGTGGTTGTGCTCCATACATCAGAGCATATGATCCGTTCTTTCCTCTAGATCTGTATGATCCAAAGGTTGGTGAATGTGTATCTAAGTCTTTAGTTTCTTCAACGTAATACACTTGCTTTACATTCTTACTATGCCAGTCTCCATTCAATACATCATTAGCATACTGACCTCCATCTAGTTTATAGGTCCAATGAGAACCAACCCTAGCTTCTAGACCTGAAGCATCACCGCCAACCAGAACTCTACCTGGTCTAGCAATAAACAGTGACCGTACTTCCTTACCAAAGACAACTTTAGGATCAGCTTTAGGTACGTTAACCACCACAGAATGTGTGTATCTAGCGGTAGGTGTACCACAGGGATTAGCCTTGGCTTGGATAGTACCGTCAGGTCTGACGTTTCTTAGAAATCCTGTAATCTGTGAGAGTCTATGGCCATATATCAGGAAGGTTTTGATAGATGGTCCAATACCTTCAGACAAAGAATCAAAAGAATCCTCAGTAATCTTAGGTGAGGTCTTGATAGGTTTGTTATCAGGACCATACACCACTCTCTTACCTTCCTTCTTGAAGTTCCACTGGGTAGGCTTCCACCCTATACGAAGTAGCTGATCCTTTAACTGTTGATCTGAATCAAGATTAGGTTCTACAAATTCTACTCTTGAGAAAGGACCACCTATGTAATCCTCATCAACATTCCCATACCAATCAATAACTGATTTAGTATACCCTCCTGTCTTTTTAAATGGTTTAGATATAGGTAGTTTATACTTTACCTGAACTACCTTACATAAGTGAGGACGTATACTGTCGTATATATCTTTACGTTTAGTTTCAAGATATGTACAGAACTCAACAGCTTTATCTACATCGAATTGCCATCCATCTTTCTCCTGTTGATATTGAATTTTATGTATCTCATGTTCTATCTTTATTGGTAAGTTCCAGTTAACCTCTAGTTTCATAGAAAGGTCCAGTCTCTTTCATGAGATGTTCATACAACAGTTCAGTTATCTTTACATCTTCTTCACATCTATGAAGCATTTCTGGTGAGAATGTAGACCAGTCTTCATGCTTTGGTTTTTCTATACCAAAGTATTCACCCCAGTCATTTAGATTGTGTGTTGGTCTTAGTGGAAAACACATCTTACTAAGGATCAATGTATCAATACATTCTCCAATTGTAACATCAAGAAGACGATTTATTAATGGGATATCATACGTAATCCCATTATGAAATACAAAAATATCATCTTTATACTTAGAGATATCTTTTAAGGAATCACCGTAAAGTTTAACCCACTTATCTCCTTTGTATTGTTTAAGTACAATACAATGAATTTGTGTAGCATCATCTAATCCATTGGCCTCTATGTCAGCTATCCACAGCATAATAACTTATCCCTCCTTCGCTATCAGTGTACCATACGTGCTTAATTCCAGCTTCTCTAATAGCTTCTTCACAAGCTGGACACGGTTTAGCAAGTCTTGCGTCTCCAGACTTTCCAATCCTGCACACAAAGATTGCATCTCCTCTACCCCTAGCTCTAATAATTGCTGCGACTTCTGCGTGTAGTCTCCCGTTTGAGTAGATGCCTTTTCTATATGCCAACCTAGACTGGAGAGGATGTGTCTTAACTCTAGAATTAGATGCACACGAGATGACAGTTCTTTTCCTAAAGACAACAGCGCCGACTCTATATTGTTCATGTTCTGAATTCTCCGCTTCATTCATCCCAGTCGATATAATCTTCAAAGTCAGGTTCATATTCTCTCACAGGTTCATAGTTAAAGTCAAGTTCTCTTTCAGGTTCAACATCAATCCAATGTAGATACTCTTCATCTTCCTGATCTAGGATATCATCTTCTGTTGTCATTATTATATTATCCTTTATATAAGTAAGTAGTAATCTCATCTGAATCATCAGCATATAATGAATACTCTGCCATTATCTTTTCTAGATCTTGAACATTATCCTTTGAGATTACAACTACAGAAAATACAAAGTAGTCCTTATCTATTTCAGATTTTACTGGAAGATGTAGACTGTCTGTACCCTTAGTAAAGATTATAGAGTTATATTTGAACTCATACTTATTCCATGAATAGATTGGTTTGATTCTATCCACAATAAAAGGAGGAACCCTAAACTTCTTAACCATCCCCCACTTAGGCTTATAGTATTTCTCAACAAGGATCTGAGTTATCTCAGAACTATAGTCTTCTTTATTAAAACCAAAGGAGATTTGATTTGCATGTTCAAGTGTACTAAGCACACCATACTCATGAATGTATGGTCTAATACCATCATACACACCCCTGACACATGAAAGGTTTCTATTACCAGTTGGCGGTACAGATTTAAATTCTGTATCCCAGTTCTTCAGCATCCAAAGGATAGCATTAGGATCAAGACGCTTTGTAATACTACTATCAGTACCTTCTGCGATACCAGATAGGTTTAAAAGATTAACGCTCTTGTAGTTCAGTAGTCTTAAGAAGAGAGTATAGATACCAAGGAAAATGTAATTCATCATCCATCTTTTATCACCTTCAACCACATACCAAGGCATCTTGGAACGAAATTTATGTTCCAACAGAATCTTAGATTCACTAAATCCAATTTCTCTTTCAAATTCATTAAGCTTTTCAATATTATTAATCCAAAAATCTTTGGTTGGACGAACAGAAATCAGAGTTCGTTCAGTATCAACCAGAAACTTTTCAGATTCAGAGTAAATTTCTGGATGGTAGTCAAATCCATAGATAGGGAAGTGATTATAATTATCAAGATAGTTTGATACTAGTACATCACTAAGGAAATCCTTACACTTAACATGAGTATGGATCTGTGTATACTCTCCTGGCTTCATCTCTCTAACAAAAGCATAACGGTGGTTGTGAGTTTGTGTGATTTCAGAAAGTGCAGACATGTTATCTTCTTTAATGTGTAGCATTTTACATCATCCAATCGTGGTGAGAGGTTACACAACCTTGACACATAGGTTCATCATTATGTAGATAAATAACTTCTTCAGCATCATCCCATGGGATAGGAGAAGAACATACACAACAACAAGGACTAGCCTTCTCCCACTCTTCTTTAGAGAGTAGCTTGTTATTTGGACCTAGTACTACATCTTCATAAACCTCATGCTCCTCATCAGTAAGAACTGGCTCATCATCAGTATAATAGTCAGGGATTACAGTAGTGTCTGAAGAGTTAACATAGATCTCTAACTTTAGAGAACCTTCAGTGTATAGAGAACTGTTGCAGATTGAAGTAAACACCATACCAGGAGCTATTGTCTCATAAGCAGGATGAGATTCAGTAAGCCAAACCCTACACACTGGGATAAACAAATCATCTAAGACATAACCTTCAACCCTCTTAGACCTTCCAATGATCTCTACGTTTGTTACTTGAACATAGACTTTATGATTTGTCTTGTAGCGGTGACGAAACTTGGTACGCTTACTAGTATATCCTCCATAACTGTTACCAGTATAGTTGGTCATAGGGAAATTGGGTTTCTCGTATGGCTTGAAGGTAGCCACTTCATTCAGTGTATCGGGATCATCATCATTAATGTACATGATCTTTCCGACAGGAATCTCCCAACTCTTTTCTACAGGATATCCATTACGATTAAGAATCCATTCTGCCATCTGGTATTCAGATGCTAATACAGAAACACTCTTGTCCTTTGTAGTAGTTAAGTATAAAGGGCGCTCTTTATTACGAGCAAGATAGAGCTTAGAGTCATTCTTATCATACCAGATAAGAGCATATGCACCATCAGCTTTCTCCAAGACTTTAACAGCATCACCTTCATTCATTGCATGATAAAGAGCTTCACTGTCACTTGTAAAGGTTTCCTTGTTCAATGAGTTATGATTGTACAATGTACCATTATGTACACCAATCAGGTTATTAAACTCAAAGGGATGAGAGTACATGTCAATAACAGAACCTTTAGTAGCTGCTCTGTTATGACCAATGATATACTTATACTCACCAAAATCCCTTAACAACCTCTCATACCCTTTAGTAGCAAGGAAGTCAGTAGAACACAAGGCTCTTTTATATGACGCAACATCTACCAACTTCTTATCTTCAGTTTTACAAAGAGCAACACCAGTAGAATCAAAACCTCTCAATGCTCCTACCCACATCAGTTGGGAGAAGAGATTGCCAAGCTTCTTCTTTTGTTGAAAGTTGCTTTCGTTATTGATAATACCAATCAATCCACACATGTCATATCTCCTTAGCCGTGATCGTCAGGATCATATTCAGGTTCATCATCATCTTCATCACCTTCATGGTTAAGAAGTTCATCAATATTTATAAAGTTTTCTTGTCCTTGTGGGACTGGATGAGCATGTACAAAGACCTCATTAAGTGGTTCCTCATACTGAACAGGATTAACATCGAAGAGGTTTTGAACTTGAAATACAGGTTCAACCTTTTGATGTAACTTCTTATACCTAAAGAGTCCAAGTGGACGGGTTTTGACTCTTTCAAAATTATGAAGGATCTCAACTTTATTAAGAAGGAAGGGTTGAAGTTCACGGATACAAGTTAAGAGATCCTTACTCCAACCAGGATACATCAGATCTTCAGCAAATGTACCAAAGATCTTATCAACAAAGGGAACCAAACCCTCCTGACTTACACGAGAAGGAAGAAGTTCCATGTTAAAATCTTTGCCAAGATAAATGGCATAAGCCTTGATAGCCAGTAGGATCTTAATCCACTTGAAGATGATTAGTGGATCCTTAGTACCAGAGAGATTCCGAACCTCAATAGTACCATGGTTAGTAAGAGAGAGTGTATTAAAGAAAGAATACTTTGAAGTATGACAAGCATTAGCAGGGTAGTCTTCTCCATTCCTTCCCCACTTCATAGCATCTAGAATACTATGAAGAGAATTAAGTTCTGTTAATGGGATACAGTAAGCAAGGTCACGTCTATCCTTACCCCCAAAGTTAAACAACATCTTCTCAAAGATAATGAAGAGAACTGTCATGTTGTAGAGAGTCCATGTCTCACAGTTCTCCATACCAAGGTGAATATGAACAGAACATCTCTCTGATACAGAGATTTTATTAAACTTCTTCTCATAATTCTCGATATACTTATCAAGACCCTTCAAGGCTAGAAGAAGATCTTCACCCCACAGTCCATCACGAGTTCTGAATTCAACTCCATAGTCTCTAAGACTAGGGTCTTTACTCAGTTCCCAGTAGTCACCAATAGCTATGGACTTAGAGTAGGGAAGTCCTTCAAGTTCAACCTCAATACCAACCTTATCCTTAGTAGGAAACTCAGGGCAGGTATTATAAACAAAAGAGTTATCCTTAATAGGATAGAAGTTAGATAGCTTCATGGTATTTAATCCCGTTGTCGTCCAAAGATTCTCTCAAAGCAAGATTGTGTTCAGTAATTTTCACTGACTTGTTGACTACTTCAGCAACAGCATGCTGATTGTAGAACAAGATGGGATGTCTAAATATCTTCTTATATCCTATAAGGATATTATTATTAATAGCAGCAGCAACCCTCTCACCAGACCGAAGGGATTCTACTGCCTCCTCCCATTGAAAGTATTTTGGATTAAAGATTTCACTGTATAGTGCATATGGAATTAACTTCTTACCATCTGTAATGCTTGGAGCCCTTACATAAGCCCTCTCTTCAGAGAAGTGCTCAGAGATATATACATTAGAATTACATAATGTTCTCCTCCACTGTCTCTTATCAAGCCTGTTAATATACAAAGAGAATCCATCCGAGAAGTTAAACCACCCAGTAGATGGGAACTTTAGGATAAGATCCTCATCATCTATAGATACTGTTGCAATCTTACTGTTCTCCAGATTAACCATTTTAAAGTAAGGCTTCCCACCTTTAAACTCAACGTCTCCAATCTGATGAGCTACTTTCCTGTAGCTTACGATTGTATCTGAATACTCAATACGTAAGTCATCTGCTGTTTTCTTATACATAGAGACTCACCTCATTCTTTTTAAGAACATTAATGTAGTTAGGAACCTGTCCAATCATACTACGAACAGTATCATCCGATGCAATAGTTGGATTGTTAATCACCCTAACCCGATTTAGAAAGAATCCATTAGCACTTTTTTCAAAGAGATCAAGGTTATTCATAATAAAATCTACCGTATCATACACAAGTCCAATAAACTTATCACTCTTAATCCAGAAGTTAGACAAGGTACGATACTCAATACCATAAGGCTTTGGACGGAATGCTCCTGCTTTTCCATACAAAGAACGACGTGGTTCACCTTCCTTATCAAAGAGAAGAGATAGCATACCAAGGGTACAATCCAATCCCCTAACAATATTGAATCCTTGGTCATAGTTTGATCCAGAGTCTTCATAACCTACATGAATATGCCCACCAAAGGTACGCATCGGAGTGGCAGAGATGTCAGGTGCTGGGTTCTGTTCCAGATCATACACACAGAAGTCAGGGTCACATCCTGCAATCCTTGCAAGAGGGTGTGCAAGCTCATCATCAAAGAAGATTGCTTGAGGAACAATCTTAACTTCCATATCTTGTTCAGAAGCAACCTTGAGAACATCCTTCATTGCAAGGTTAACAGACTTGATAAACAACTCCTTTGGATTCTCAACATGAGAGAATACAGGAGGGGTATTGAACTCAACACTCACCCCATCTTGCTGAATCCAACCATGCTCAGTAGGACAGGGAGCGTCCTTGGTCCCAGGAACACGACCAATTGCTGACTTGTATATACCATCCTTGTATAAAGAAACCTCAGTATCAGTACCAATAGAGAAGAGTTTCATTCTGTTAGTCTCCATGAGTGTTATCAATAAAATCAATGAAGCCTTTCATTGCTTTTGTATAAGCATTGAAAGTATTCTTATCACTCATACCAGGGGCAGAGTTAACTTCACACACTACAGCACCTACAACCTTACCATGTTCTACCCTTGCAAGAACATCAACAGCAGCAAAGTCTAGGTCCAACATATCTACAGCATCTACTGCAATCTGTTTAATGAAGACACTGTCTATGATATCCTTCCTTGCAAATACCCAACCACGCATGTGGTTACGTACATCCATGTTAACCTGTTCAATGCCCATCGCTTCAAGCTTTGCCTTGGACATCTTCTTCTTCTGTACATAATCGATCACCTCACTCAAAAAGATATGAACACGGAACTCATGTGTCTTCTTAAAGTGTCTGGTGTAGAGGGGTGCATCTACTACCTCATCCTCAGTAGTAGCAATGATAAGACCATTACCCTTCTTACCCTTAACAGTCTTGCGTACTACCACTGAGCCATCTTCTTCCAACCACTTAAGAGCAACTTCCTTTTCAGTAGTAAAAGGAAGACAATATTCATGACCCATTTCATGAAGAGTATTCAATGTCTTAATCTTATCAACAGCAAGAGCAACTGCATCCGGGGCATTCAATCCTATAATACCATTCTGCATCCATTCAGGATTTACAGATCTTCCATAGTTAATTACGATAGCTGGTAGTTGGATTTTTTCCAGGGGTTTCTTACTTGTTAACTCAATCAAGTTGAGTGCTTTAGCAAGACGACGCCCGACACCAGGGACACCCTTACGAATACGATAAATATAATTAGCCATGTTAAACCTCCGTCTCTTCGATTAGTTTCTTCAACAGTTCAAGTGGGTAGGTATACCCATCAGTTTCATCAGACATCCATTCAGGATGCCACTGAACACACAAGCTATTAGTCTTGGGATAATACACACACTCATACTCAAATTGTGGATGTGCTTCTCCCTCACCAGTTAAGTATTTCTCACTGAGTAGAGTGCTAGATGTAGCAAGCACCTCATATTTACCAAGAGGGATCATCATCTGATGGTGAGATGAAGTCACCTTAAACTTCTTACCACTGTAAGTGGTGACATCATGACCAGATGTATGACCAGTGATGTGCTGGATCAATGTCCCTCCATTCATTACATTAAGGAACTGTGCTCCACGACAAATCCCAATCATTGGGATATTCAGAAACACACCTCGCTTATACATCTGAATCTCAAACTCATCTCTTTTGTTATCAGACTTTTGAGTTTGACGTATCTTCTTCTCCTTATAAAGAGAAGGAGAGATGTCAGTACCACCTGTAAATACAATCAAATCAGGGATAGGTTGAGTATTATCCATTGGATCAATCAAACTATACCCATTCTCTTTGAAGTATGCTGCATAGTCAGAGTTGATACTGTCGAGTACCATCACATTAGTTTCTTTCATTTCTTATCTCCCAATCTTTTCTTTGATAGTGTTATACACATTACTAAACTCAAGATTTCCACGCATACCAGAGAACTCTGGATAATGCTCAACTCTTATTTGTTTATTGGTTAATAGCTGATTGTTATAATACCCACACTCCTTAATGATATCGAAGACAGCACCGAACCTTGTTGTTTCAAGGTGAGAGAATGCTGTGTGTCCACATGATGGACTGAAATTACTTAGCTTTCCATCTACCCCCATAAAAGAAAGCAGTAACATTCCAACATCAAAGTCAGTATACTCTTTCCTAATCTTTTTCCAATAGCGAAGAAGGTGAGGCCTCTCCCAAGCAAACCTCACATAGTTTAGATACCACAACACACCATAATATTGTAATTTGAAATCCTTAATCGAATCCCTGGTTATTCTAAACAGATCGTCGTTCGCGATAAACCGTGAAGCGAAAGGAAAGATAGTAGTTCTGTTCTTAATGTCAGAGAAGAACATGTCTACATCATTTCTATACTCATGTCTATTTTGGTACCCATCGACAGGATTCCATCTCCAATCAGGGATGATATAGATATCATCTATCTTATCCATCCTATACTTAAAGCCTGCGATGCAGGCATCAAATGAGAGGTACACCCCCTTGACATCACTAACATTTCCGGTAATGTAGATCATTTCAAATACCTATAAAGGGACTGAGTAGTAAGTCTTGCCGTCCTTATACATACAGCAACAACAAGACTTACCCTTATTGAGAGTAAAGGACAGGTAGAAACCAAACATGGTTATCCACAATAAAACAATAAAGGCTAGTATGAATACATGATGAGGTTTCATCTGTCCTTTCTCCTTCTTACTTAGTCTTGGTATTCTTCAACGCACTACACACAGTACAACGGTAGACATATGACCCTTGCTTGGGATCCCCCTTTCTAGTGAGATTGAAGACACGTTGATTCTTACCATGTAGCTTATCTTGCCCATGACTCTCACACTTGCAACCACTTACCATTGCGGTAGGGTGGGCAACAACTACAACCTCTTCTTTGTTCATTAGATCTATACCTCACTCAGAGCACGGGATGCTGCGATACTAAACCCAACCCAAGGGTCATACTTATCCTTGGGAGAACACTTACTAAACCCATACACCTTACCACCAGGAATCTTCAGTTCCACAAAGGTATATGGAAACTTGTTGACAACACGCTTAATCTCAAGCGGAGTTGTAATCTTCTTCTTGGAAATCAGGCGTGCCAGTTCCCCATCATACGACATAACTTGCTTAGACATTTTCATTCTCCTTTTCATAGGTGTATTCGTTGATGTCATAGTCTTCGTATGAATACCAGTCTTCTTCATCAACCCCGTAGTCGTAACACACGGAGTCGTAAGGAACATATTCAAATCCGTACATTTGTTTACCCTCTCAGTAGAACATGGAGATCAGGTATACCCCTACCATATACATCCCCAGGTATACCATGAATACAATAGGAATCAGAACAGCAAGTGCAGCAGAACAGGACAGCAGGTTACATTTCATTTGAACAATACTCCAAAGTAAAAAGAATCGATCAGTTCCAGAAGGTCACCGGCATCTTTGTTACATAAGTTTCCCCCCTCATCGAGCCCAGCCACATACCCTGCCCAATAGGACATAGCAGAGTGCTGTTGTTTTTCAGAGTATTCCATGTTACGAACATTACGCACAATCTGATACGCAATATTCTCATATGTAAAGATAGGTTCACACTCACCAAATGTGAAAGGAAAGTCAACCAAGTGGTTGTCATTCCTAACACTACATGTACACCTGTATGTAGTGAAGTTCTTCATACCCTTGTACCTCAAAGGAAAAGAATCAGGATGATACCAAAAAGAAAGACACCCCAAAGGGTGCCTTCAAACTCTTGGTCATTCATAGCCACTTTACAAACTTGTAATATAGTGGATAGGTAAGAGGGTGCTTTGACTCACTAACAATCCTCTGTCCAGTTAAGAACCAGTGGATTGTTACAAACACATTCCACTTATCCAATGCGGTATACCTTACACAACCCTTCACCGATGGTACGCACAGCAAACTTCTTACCATAAGCCCTGCCATGGTTGTATGCTGCAACAGCTACCTTGTTTCGGAGATCCTTCGGGAAGGAGAAGGAAGATCCAACAGACATCTCCTTGAAGGGATACCGATTACGCTCCCGATACTCGGGCATGGTGTCATCATTACGCACAACAAAGTTCATTTCATTCACCTCACTAGTCTAGTTAGTTACACCAGAAATACTCAACAGCTCCACATCAGTAGCTGATAGTGGTTCACAGTAATTCCACTTTACAATACACAGATTCTCCGGGGACTCTACCCTAAAGTCATCATAAAAATACTCTAGTGTGGTAGGGTACCCATTACGAATTCCTGCATAAACTCGATAACTCCATTTGTCTTCCTTTTTATGTCGAACCCTACAAGGGTCAAGAGGTTTGAGATTATCCCAAGGCTTAATCTCCACAAGCTCCCCACTCTCATCAGCGTTGAGTCTCCACCTCTCAAGAACATCATCTACCTCTTTGTGGATCAATCCTACAACTGGAAACGGACCCCTTGCACTGGTTGTAAAGAGGGTAATATGAAAACCCCCATCTGTACGATACTTCTTAGACATATTCACCATCTCATTCACCTCACTAGTTAAAAGAAAGCCCATCCTTGGGCAGTTGATCCTACATCCAAACTTCTACCAGATCATCCAGCCCGAACAACACGGGCTTGCGATCACGGATACTCCACTGATCGGAGATCCCCTTGAACAGGAACCACTGCCCCTTATCCTCCTTGCTCTTACTCTCGAACCGCTTACCGTTCCTCAGTTCCTCACCCGTGTGACGGGCGCGGATGGGATCCTTCCCGTTGTAGTGAGACACCAGATCTTCCAGACGAAAGATCTTGGAGGTGGAGCGGCGAGTCAGTTGAACATATTGCTTGGCCATGATGTGTCCTCCTTTAGGACAGTGAAAGAACTGGTGCCCCGTCAAGGATTCGAACCTTGGACCTAACGGTTATGAGCCGCTTGCTCTAACCACTGAGCTAACAGGGCAATTGATTGGCCTCCCAGACAGGATTCGAACCTGCAACCAATAGCTTAGAAGGCTATTGCTCTATCCATTGAGCTACTGGGAGAGTAACCTTAATCGTAGGGACTATCACTAATCCCTACTGTTAAGACTACTGTATCACGCCACCTTGTTGGGACGGGTGTAGTAATTTCCGTCGTATCCCACGATGATCAACTCCTTCTTCAACTCCATGTTCTGCTTCTTCCTGAACTTCATGTTCTGCTCCTTCTCCCAAACGGGATCAAACTTCGCCGACCCCATGTTATCCGTGTGGTA